AATCAAAATTAGTTAAATTATATACTGAACTATATGTAATATTATCAGCAGTTTTTCCTGTCGTATATGTTGTACTAATAAATGTCGATTCAATACCTGCGGGAAAATAACTAATTATTGTTGTTATCGCTGCTGACATTCTTTTAACAAGAGAACCATACAAAGTTAAATTAATAACCTGTGATAAATCATAATTCGGATAAACTTTAAAATTATTCTCAACTATTGCCGATGATTGTTGAATTGACTCAATACCCAAATTTTCCAAATTAATTGGGCTTGAAAAAGTACCAGTTGAAAAAGTTCTATTAACTTTTTCACTAGCAGATTGAGTATATTGGAAATTACCTTGTGTTAAACCACCTCCCGCAACTGTTTGTAATCCAACCAAAAGATCCGAAAAACTTCCCTCTCCCGATGATTGTGGTGGACAAGTAAATTTTTTTGCCATTATTGAGTTATATTTGTAAAGTTCTTACTGAATAAAATATTATCGTTTCTGTCCTCTCTTACTTCATACAATAATTCATTAAACTGATCTTTTATTTCGTATAAGTTGTATTGTTTGTATATATTATTATTACTATCGTATATGGTGTAAATCCCATCTTCAATTGATTTAGTTTGATTTCCAAATAATCCAATCGCTAATGTTGAAAAATCATGTTCCGCAATTTCAATATCCAAAGTCATAGGATTAAAATAAGTGTGAGTTATAATAACGTTCTGATTTGGTTGTCCAATGTATGGAATTGCATTTGGCTTATTTGTAGGTGCTGAAGATGGAGATAAAGTACAAAATACTAAGTTTGTATTCGAATCAGTGTAAGTATATCTTATCGCCTTCTGTGATGTATTTGTTAAATTTTGAAGTACGGGTTCACAAAAGAATGAAGAAGTTATCATCCTAAAGAAATTTGGAATTTTTGTTCCATCACTATTCAAATATTCAATTCTATATCCTACCAATCCTTGATCTACAAATTTATTTCTATACTGCTGTGGTACTGAATTTAAATCAATTATAATTCCCCTTACATTCGGTAATGCAGATAAAACACCACAATCCAAAATAGTTGTTCTTATCTGAACAGGTCTAATAAAAAGCGTATAAATTCCAATTCTATTAAATGTTTCAGCAGGTAATCTTAAATTATATAATCCTCCCAATATTTCCACATTTGCATTTCCTCCTGTTTGACTATTATTAAAATAAGGTCTAAGTATAGATGGTGCGTCCAATCTAGTTAAAACGAAATTCTCTGTCTCATCTCTACTTGGTGTGTAATTCAATATTATTTCAACATCCTGTGGTGAAACGTCTGCCGGTCTTATTGTCCCATATGATCCAACTGCCATTCAAATATATTTTTAAAAAAGTTTATCATTTATTTATAAATATTAAAGTTATCTATTTATAACATTAAAAAATCCATATCCGTAATTAATAATATCCCCAATATTATCTACCTCACCTAATCTCATTATTCTTTCCAAACCAGATACTTTACCTCTCTCTACAAATACATTTGATTGTAATTCAGGTTGATAAGCAACATTCAATAACATCTCATCTTTGGTTACCAACTCACACCCATAATCAACAGATGATACACCCGAAACGATGAATATTGTTGTTCTATCTCTAAAATCATAATAATCAATTCCATTTATTGTATATGCGGTATATGATCCATCCACAGATGGTCCATTATAAACACCAACAACCCCACCACTTCCTGTAAGAGGTACACCAATAGGATATTGAGGATTTCCATATTGTCTTAAATCAGTTAATGATGATGTTGTTAATCCAGTAATTATAACAGGAGTACTTTGAAAATTTGTGAATCCACTTATAGTCGCATCACAATCGGAATCCCCACTGAAAATATAGTCATACATTAATGGTGTACCTGACCAACTACCACCTTGTGGAACAAAATACGCAGTACCATTTGGATTAGTAATTGTTGCCCCTGTAAAAGGTATATATACTTCTTTTTTAACTAAGTTATTACCCCATGGACTTGCTCCTGACATTGTAATTGTATATTTACCATCACTTGAATAAGTATGGGTATATGGTGTGGTAGTGGTATTTGAAATAGTCTGTGTTATTCCATCTCCCCAATCAATTGTATATTGTGAAAAACTAAGATATTTTTTAAATTCAGTATCTGATGTATTATATAAAACAACAGTATAATATGGGTAAATTGAAGTTCCTGTAAAAATAAAGTTTGTCATTACATCTTGTTGTACCACAAACCCATCAAAAGAAGAATAATATCCAATATCAACACAAGTTTCAGTCAACATTATTGGAATTGTCAACCCTGTTAAAATTGAATTCCCATTAGTTCCTCCAGATAAAAGTTGTGTCATGGATGAATACACATAAGTCAAAGCAGTAAGTTGAGGAGTCGTTGTTGTAGTTGTTGTACAACAAGGATCAACCACATTATTAGATGGTTGTGTTATATTATATCTCACCAAAAACAAATCTTTATTTAATACTTCTGGGGATATTCTATAATGTCTATTTCTACTGTTCATATTATTAAGGATTTACATATTCATACCATAATACAGGAAATATGGTACCAACTCTTCGATTTATATCAACACCATCAAATATCTTATATGTTTTTTTCTCATAGTCCAAAACAAATTTATAATAAAATAATTTATCCCCATCAAATAAAAATTTACTCGGTAATGAGGATTGAGGTCGTATCATCATCTTAACAAAAACACCCAATTTAGCATCAAAAAATTTAGCCGACATATAAAATGTATCCAAATTAACATAATTTCTTTTATTTAACCAATAGATAAAAAATCCTTCTTTGTCTCCAAACCAATCTAATTTGAATATTGGTTTTTTTATATTAACAGAACTTAATAAACCTGAAATATTTGCAGTTTCTGTTAGTCCTTGTTGAGTCGGTAAGATTATTGTAAAAAAGTTTTGTTGAGTTTTATTATCATTGGTATCATAAAAATCTAATTTGAAAAAAGATTTTTTAAATGGATTTGAAAAATAATAAATTTCAGTTGAGTTAAACCCCTCAGCCAAGTAACTACTTTTCCACAAATAACTATCACTGCTATTTGTTGCGGTAACTGATGTTCCACCACTTGAATAAAATCTGAAATCATAAAAGACACTTGTTCTTTGGTCTGTTTCTGACCAATCCTCATGTGAAAACCTTGACAATTCAAAATCGATTGCCGTACCGATAATTCGATTTACAGTCTCTTCTTCGTATTTTTCAATACTATCTTGTTTACCCAAAAAATCCCAAGTCAATTCAATTGGAATATCAAGAGTTTGATTCGTTGTCGGAAGTTTAAAATAATATTTATTCACACTCATCTGTTGTTGGGTCTGGTACTATTGTTTGTTCATTATAAGTAGTTCCTTCAGGTATAATTCTAAAAACAAAATTTTCATAAGGATAATGTATTCCATTTAAAAATGGATATGTAACTCCTCTATCCCTATCATCTAAAAATCCATAAGGATATATATCTCGATATCTAAATGTATTTGTTGTTGTAGAGTAATATGCGTAATTAGGAACATTTGCACTATTATTTCTTTCAGATTCTTCAATATAATCAGAAAAAACTCTTATTTTAACACTATGATGTGGTTGATAATAATACCCTCTCATGTTGGTATTTGTCGTTTCATTATTTTGATTAATATTAAATAATCTTGGATTAAAATTAAATTTATGATATAAATTTGAAATTACCCTTTCTTCTTGTTCAAAATCATTCCATTCACAAAAATCACCATCAAGTTCATCCCCTTCTTTTAAAGTTTCAACATATGCAAAAGTATAATCAACTGAGTTAATTCTTTTTGTATATGTTGATACAGGAAATGTTGTGTAAGAAAGGGGTAAAATATTATCCCACCATGTATTAGGTTGATTGTTAATCTGATTCAGATTAAACCCCCATCCTTGTTTTAAAGGGACAAATCCTGTTGTTTTTGGAATCATTGTCCATCCAAAATATCCTTTCCACATAACTGTAAAAAATAACTCACTAACAGGTCTTTTCTGATTATCAATTAAATTAAGTAAATTAATTGGATCATTCATCGTTAATGTGTATGCTTGTGAACCTTCTTTAACCGCAATTCTAGACCTATAGTCGGGAGTATAAGGAGAATTAAAATATTTTTTAATATTTCTAAAAGACGTTTGTTCAAAACCTGTTTTGGTTACATTAATATCTTCAAGTTTGGTTATAATTTTATGTCTTCTTACATAATATTTTGATAGTGTGTCTTGAACATTATTTCTATTTACTATTCTTTTTGCAGTTCCATATCCATAACTATTAAATGTTGTCCCAGTATATCCAATATCGACAATATTAAAAATGTACTCATCACTACCGTAAGCGCCATCACCCAATGAAAAAATTTGATATACATCATTTCCCAAATATTTAAAATTTGTACTCGTTTTAAATGATTCCCCCACTTTCATTCCATGTTTAACAGGACATCTAAATTCAATTATACCAAATCCATTAAATAATCTTTTTCTTATCGCAAATGGAATACCGTCTTCAGCATTAAAAACAATTGTTCTAATAACTGGTGTAGTTTCTGTTGGTATTTCAACAGTCGCAATCATTAATTTATTTCCAATATTTTGGAATGGATAACTGACAAAGAAATTCCAATTATACGTATGGGCACTTTTTGCAACAAATGGAACGTGATATCTTCCACTTAAATTTGGAACGGTGTAACCTGGAACATTATAATCATTTCGAATAAAATCAAATTCATTATATAATGGGTATCCTTTCCAAGGATAATTAGAGTTACCATCACATCTTTGTGTAACAGATTCTATCTCATTAACATAATATAAATTTTCATCAAATGGAGCATATGGCGGATTCCCAATTGTTGCACCACTATATGCGTTTTTGAATATGATTGAAAACTTACAAGTAGGTCTAAAAAATACTGAATTTTCTCTTTCATTATCAAAAACGCCATCCAAACCTAAATTGTATGATCTCTCATATTCAACTTGTTGTTTTGCAGTTTGTTCCAAGTTTATTGGAATTGATATATCGGTATCAGGAGAACCCTTAAATCTCAACGAACCTAAAACAATTCTTGTATCTTCTATATTTCCCATTATTCAGTTATATTTGATGTATTTATCCACTTTCTAACAAATCTATCCCAAGATGTTTTTCCTTTCTTCAATCCAAAATAAAAATGAAACGGTGCGCCAACTGTTACATTGTTTTCACCTGAAATATTTCTTTCCCATGAATTAACATTTATATTATATTGATCGAAAGTTGGGCTAGTTATAGTTCTATCATAAGAATATATATATCCTTTATAATCAATTGATAATGAACTTGTACTTCTAAAATATCTCGAACTTTGACTCGTTCTATCCATTTCTTGATATTTTTCCGCAAAAAAGGAAGTTCCAAGTCTTTCAGTATACCAATCATTTTGTTGTGAACCAAAAATTGTTTTTGGGAGATATCTGTTTTCTCTATTTTCTTTTATTGTCCATTGATAAAATGGAACTAATTGTGAAAAAACTGTAAAATTACTAAATGCACAAGGATAGGTTGGCGATATATTCGGATTGATTATAGTTCTTTTAGGTGTCACATAATCTCTAGTTTGAGTATCAGAAGAAAAAAATACACCAAATATCGGATCGATTGAATTGGCATTAGAAAAGTAAATTGGGTCTTGTTTATTATCAATCGGAAGATAATTAGATGTCTCTAATTCAACAACGCCTAATTCTGAATTTATCGAAATCATTTGGGAATAATCCCCATCAATAAAATTGATACTTTCTTTTCTATCTACAAAAAAAGATGTTACAATATCAGCATAAAATTGTAAATTTGTTAACCTATTTAAAAAAAGTAAATTTAATAAATCTGACACATCTTGATAAGATGTATCAGTAAGTCGATTAACCATATACCCATCAAATTCATCAGTATATATTAATTCTTGCATATATTCATTTCTAGGACCTAAATCAATTATAGTCGTTGGGAATTTTAAAAATCTTTTGTTTCCTTTGTAGATGTCACTTTGTGATTTGGCACCAACAAAATCACTAACACGATTTGATGTTGTTCCAGTGTAAAACGGGCTACTTCTATAATAAAAATTATTCGTTGGGTGAAGAAATACAGTATCTTTGCAATACCGACTTCTAGGTTGATTAACCGAATCGAAAATTCTTTGATTACTAAATGAAAAAGCATATAATGAACCATTAATCCAATTATTAGTAAACACATGTGAAAAAATATTTCTACATGCCGCAAATGTTAATGATAATCTTTTTGACCATTCCCCCAGTAAAACAAAATCTCTCGGTAGTGATTCAAGTGGGGTGGTAATTAAAATATAACAACCATTTTTCATAACTATTTGTCCGTCAGCACCATTTTGATAACAAACATCATTTGATGGCTTTATATTTAGTTCAAATTGATTTCCTGTTGCCGGAGTATAATAACATCCAAGAGGAACCATTCCTTGACATGAAAATGTACTTGTTATTGATAATCCACTAACTTGGTCATCTTGAGTTTGAGCAGATAAACTGAATTGTGGTGTACCCGCAGGAGAACCATCTGCAAGTTCAAAAGAACCATCGTCATTTATTAAATACGGTGAAAATAAATTATTTTGATGTAATGCAAAACTTGTAATAGATTCACCGTTTCCTTCATCAAAAGTATTTCTAAATGTTGATGTTGGTAATCTATCAGACCTCATAACAATTCTGTTATTAATAACACAATTTGAAAAATTATAATTTTGGATAATATATGCAGGTGAATAATGATACCCATTAACTCCAAAAATACCCCCATCCGCTATGCTAACTACCAAGTTCATAAAACTACTCCCATCTATAATTTCACGAGGGAAATAACCTCTATTTTTTGACGCTGAGTTATTTTCATTATGAGTGTCCCTAAAACAAACCGGACGTGGAGGAGTTCTATTAAATGTTGTAAATTCATACATAAAAGAGTTTGCAATTGGATTATAGTTTCTTCCATTTCCTAAATTAATTGCATAATGACTATCTTTCATTCTAATATATTTGTAATTAGATTCCATTTGAACTCCAGACAATAAATCACCTGTACTACAAGGTCTATTAATATTAGGTACTGATGTTCCCATAAATCCTGTCAATATTGATGATGTTACATATTCTGCGCTAGAACTTAAATAATATGATGGTAATGTTGAAGTAAATCCTATGAACTGTGAAGTTGAAGGCTGAAAATGATAAGATGAAAAATATAATCTACTCGACCCATCACCATTAGGTCTAAAATTTTGCATTATTGTGTCAATTCCTGTTACATCTAAATTAGGTGTACTAGTAAACGCACTATCAATTTTATTATGTCTTACACAACCATAATGTCCTTGAATTGGTATATTTAATTTGTAATTATTGCCTCTTATCTTAACTTGTCCTGTGGGTCTACCTAATGAATCTGCCGGATATGAAAATAAAATACTTAAATCATATTCAACTTCACCCCTACTTGAATAAGGGTCTACACCCCTATTCATAATAACAATAACTTGATCCCCATAATCATTATAACATTCCAAAGTAGGTTCAAGACTAGGCCCGTACATATCAAAACATGGGTCTGACTGTAATCTAACTTTATAAATCATTGCTTTGTTTTCAATAACTCTTTTTTGAAAAGAAAGTGGATTTACATTAGTAGAATTACACAATTGAATATATTGAGAAACTGTTATTGCGGTTATAACTTGGAAATACTCCACATCCATCGCATATTTCGCGTATTGAGCATCAATATCCGTTTGTGATATGTTATATACTGTTCTATTAGTATTACCATTTCCTGTATAATCCGCCCAATCAACATTTATTGTTCCAGTATTATTAATAGGTGTACCTGTTATTCCATTTGTACCATATATATTTAATGTACCACCTGTTATATTTGGGTCACTAGACAAAAATGGGTCTTGAAATGTAAAAATTGAACCCGCAATGAAACTATTTGCTCTATCAGGTTTAACCAACATTAATAAACAATTATCCATATGATATTTTAAATTGGATAAAGGTGTTGGAACTCCAATTGGAGTTATTTTCATATTAGCAATAATCTGTAAAGGTGGGGGTGTTCCTGTTGCATACTGTTCCAAAAACCTTAACTGAAATTCATCCCCAACAACAGCGTTTAATGTATAACTTACTGTTCGTGGGGATGGAAATTCATTTACAGGATTCGCGTTAGGGTCATAATTAGAAGTTACAACTAAATCAAAATTAACCCCACCCGGATAAGTCAAAATCATATTATTATTCTGATATAAATTATATGAATAAGATACAACATTGTTAATGTCATTTATTTGATTTAAGATATCAATTCTAATATCAATTTGATACGTACCATTTGATTGAACAGTATATGTTGAGGTTGTAGTATTAAAAGGGTTTGTCGGATTCAAAGGTGGCGTTATTGTTTGATTTGTAAGTGGTTGTACTCCAGAATATGATGTTATTGAATAAGTTCCCGAATTCGCTTCCGCCAAATAAAAGTCACTTGAATTTACGGCATTTGGTTGATTTGAATATCCATTTAACGTTGGCCTAAAATTGACTTTAATCCTATTCCATCCACCACCAGGATTATCTAAATCATCAAAATATTTAGCTTTTGAATTAAATAAATTTATTCTTTCATGAATCGGAATACTAGTTGTAAAAGCATCTCTAAATATATTACTTCCACGACTATATTCTTCTTGTTGTGGGGCTTGGTTTTCTCCTGCGGGTTCAAGTGTATTATTTCCTGAAATTAATCTAAGTATTGCAGCAGAACTTGAACAATTATAATTTGTAAATTGATTAACAGGTGTTAAAAATGAATAATTTGAGATATAAATTGACTGATTTATTTCCTCCGCAGTTGCTCCTTTATATCTACTATCCCCCCCAACTTCACATTCACATAAATCACAATCAGGATACGAAAGATTTGGTAATTGCATATTTGCAATTTTTCTCCAATCAGGATTTCCAAATAATCGTAATAGTGCCGCAAGTAAATGTGCGACCACCAATAAAATATATATTATTGGTATAAATATCCATGTTGATATAACAAATAAAAGATATAATAAGTCAAAACGATAAATTGCGTCATTCGTTGGAAATCTAACATTATCACTCTCACAAACATCATCCAATATATTTCTAATTGCAATAATTCTATTCGGTAAATAACCTTTACGATATTGGTCTATTAATTGTGATACAGTATATACTTTATTATAACTCATTAAATAAAAGGTATCTTCACAATTAATCGCAGCGTTTATGTCGGCATAGTCATTCCAATCCAAACTAAAAGCATAAGACTTTGTTGCTAAAGTAGTACCAGCAGTTGGTAATTCCCCTAAAGGATCCGCGTTCCCACCCGAATTCCATCCATATTCTCTGATATTTGGAACCAAAAAATACGCTCTCTTTATTGGTTCTGATAATTTTGGTGATTGATTCCATTTAATTTTAAATCGATATTTACCTTTAGTTGGGATACCAACTTTTGGGTCGTTTGACAACACCCTTTCCCCAAATTCATTTGTAATAACATAATCAAGATTCATTGGGACATCCAACAACCAAGTTCCATTGTCATCAATAACTTGTCCACCCGCATCTAAATCAAATACTTCCAATACAGGTCTCCCTTGATTATCAACACCTATTGTTTGTCGTATTGCTAATATCTCGCCAGGTCCTGCAACCAAATTACATAACTCACCTTGTTTAATTTTTGGTTTACAATTAACTTTTTGGAAATCCTTATCATTGGAAGAGAATATTGAACCCATAAAAATAGCAGTCGGAGTAATACTAATATTTGCTTCCTGAGTAATATCAAAATCACTTCTCGTAATTCCAATAGTACAAATCTCAGGTTCTCCCCAAAATGGTTCAACTGTTACAGACCGATTAAATGTTAATATTTGAGGTAATGAATTTAAATTTGAGGACGATTTAAACTTAACTCCTGCAACTTGTGATTCATTTGCCAATCCCATTCTTATTAAATCTTGTGGAGATAATGAAAATTCTCCAATATCAGATAAATCAATATCAACATGGATTGCATGTACCCCAACAGGTACACCAAAAATCATATAATCACCACTATCATTTGTTTGTGTTGTAAACTTATAATATTTGTTGTAAACTTCTATTAAAGATGGGTCAGTTAATACATCTTCTCTGTCAGGAAATGAACCTGTCGGTACATGCCCACTATATGATTGAACATACGGTAACAAATTATATCGGAATCCATCTTCATTTGTTGTTGCAATGGTTCTATATGGATATAACTCAGATATTACAGGATTACTTTCATCTTCTGAAGTTAGTGGAATAAAAACAGAAACTTTGCAATTAGGTAATCCAAATCCATCATTTGCTGATATTCTACCTACTATAACCCCATAATCGGAACATTGTCTGGTGTATATTTGATTTTGTAATATTTTAAGAGATAGTATCTCCAATTGTTCAAAATCTTGTTCTAATAAAACTCTTACTGACTTATCTACCCCTACTTGGGTACGTATTCTATATGAATTTGGCATTACAATATCTTTTTTTATAAATACTTTATTAACTTTTTTATAAAAAAAGATAGTTTATAAAATGTCAAAATAAATTATTAGGCAAAATTAGTCGTAGATGAATTTTTTACTCTAACACTAATATCTTTAGTTGGGAATCTAACTTGATACGTTTGACTTGGTTCCGCAAATATTGTGTCATCAATTAAACCAATTTCTTTTGTGTCATTATCAATATATGGTTGAGATGTTTGAGATGATGAATATTGTCCACCAACTTTGTTAAATATTTTTATATCCGCAATACTAATTACACCATTTTCAGATTGCACTATTCTCCTAATTTCAGACACATTTACATTTTCACCCATATTTCTATTTTCAGGACTCATGTATCTTGTTATATTATTTACAATATTTGTAATTACAGCACCTTGATTCTGACTATTATCCAATATAACTGAAATGTCAAAAGACAAATCTATCACATTTGCAGTTTCTATTGAAATATAATCGTTTATCATTCGATAATTTGAAAGGTAGTTTGCAACATTACTTTTTAATGTATTCGATATAATTTCAGTTAAACTACCTGAATCATCATATGCAAGAATCTTAATTTTTATTTTATTATTTTCTTCGGTTATTGCAACTTTTGCCGGTGCCCCAAATTGAGATGGCATCGTTCTAATAATTGATTCATAATCATTTATTGTGACCGCCCTATTCTGAGCAGCAAAATTGAACGTCACATAATTTCTAATTTCCTCAGTCGTAGGTGCTGGCGCCCCACCAATTGCTGCTGTTACATTCCTACAAGATAGTGAATTGATTACACTCGTATTAACTGATTGAGATGGTCCATTAACGGAAAATGTTACAGTACCAATTTGAGTAATTACATTAACCCCCACATTACTTCCTGTACCTCCACCAATTCTATATTGAACAAATAATGTACTATTCGCTTTTAATGTACTACCTAAAGCAAAATTATTAGAATATTTATACAAATCTAATTTATACCCATTCTTTGCAAACTCTCTTAATTGTTCATCCGCAGACTGACTACCCCCTCCAAATGTCATTTTCATAAATCCTTCAGGCGTATATTCAGTTATAAATTTATTAGATGTTTGGATATATTTTCCAACTTTAATACTTGGATTGTCCGATACCTTGGTTGGATCTTCAACAAATATTCTATCCTCAACTAACGCCTTAACTTCATACCATCTATTATCTAATCCCAAAAATTCACTTACTGATGGTACATTAGCATATTGAGTCCCATCCTTTAATAATACACTTGTTACTCCCAAAACATTTCTTTCAGGTAAAAATAATTCAAAGAAAGGTTTAACATCATTTGGGGTAATAACTTTCTTAAATACTTTTGTAACACCATTAACAACTGTCTCTCTTTTAACTATAGTGTAATCCGCAAGTGAATCGTCTGCATTAAAATTAGGGATAACTAATCTATTTGGAAATCCATCTCCATTAACAGGCGAAGTAAAATCAATGTCATACACCGTTTCAAATACTTGTCCTGTACCATTTACCTGAGCACCTCTTCTTAAAATTCCACAATATCTCAAATCAGGATTATCTCCAAATGCCGGTACTCTTATTGAAAAATCTACCAATGAAACAGATGGTCTCTGTCCCGGTATTTTTAATCCATAAGTTCTCGCAATATTGAAAATTGAGTTTCTTTGTTGAGCAAATTGGAGAACTGTTTCTTGAACACTCCTATCTATATTATATTGAAGATTGTCAGATACCGCAGCATTTAAATCTAATAGTGCTGAAAATATTGAAGCATCATTAAAATTATCAACCAAATCAGGATAATATGTTCTTGTAAAGTTGATTAACTCAGTCCTGATTGACTGAAAATCTCTGGTTGTATATGAAATCTTTTTGTTTGCCATATTATATGTTAATTATTATAAAGTCACTACTATTAAACGCAGTGTCAGTTATTAGATAGTCAATCTTTATTTTAGCAGTATGTTCTGCTTGACTAATTCCCGGTACTCTAAATTCTTTTTCATTATTATCGTTGATGAAATACCCTTTATCTTCTTCACCCTCGGATGCGGGGGCGATACTAATATTTGTTAGTATGATATTAGGTAAATAAAGAGCAACTGTATCCCTTATTTCCGCTTCAATCTCAGAAAATGTTGGCCCGTCCAAAGGTTCAAATATAAATTCATATAATCTTGTACCAAAATCAGGTAAATAATATCTTGTACCTTTTTTTGTTAATAATAAATGAACCAGATTATTTCTTATTTCCTGATCCGTTGTATTGGATAGGCTGAGATAGTCACCCCTATACGAATTCCTAAAAGGAAAATCTATACCATATGTAAATCCATCAACCATATTAATAAATATATATTGTTATTTTTTTCTATAAATACCATAAAATAAAAAATCACGACATTAAGTCGTGATTTATAAATTAGTTTTTATACATATCCGATATTTTTTTTATATAAGGTAAATCGTAATTTGATATTATTTCATCCGGAAGCGAATATTCCACCACGTTATTTAATTTCAACATTAGTTGGGTCTAAAACCATTCTTACAGTAGATTTAACCGTTCCACCATGATATGAATCTAATACACCAACAACATCAATACAATCAAATCCCAACCAATTTCCTATCGCAGCAATAACATCAGTTTTAATACCTTTGTTATCAGAAATATAATAATTAAACATTAATATTAATTTATCAATTTCTTCTTCTGATACACCAGAATTTATAAAACCCTGTTTTACCTTATCAATAGATATAAATCTAAATCTATCACCAATAGCCACTATTTTTGCAATTTTATCACAATTTACATCAACCTCATATACTTTTGGTACCGAATTTTGATAATCAAATGCTCTTTGTGGGTCAGTGTATGTTTTTGCAATAGAATGTTTATCACTTAAAAACAAAGGTTTTATATATATGAAATCCTTTTTATAATCACTAACTTTATTCAATAATTTATGATATAAATCCATATCACCACTTTCTCTTGCAGTTTTCATATTGAATTGTAATTCTTTAAAACCATTCGGATCTGTTACATAGTCAACCATCATCGTTTTATGTGTAAACCCACCAATCTTTTCAATCTCTCTTGCATCTGGTGTCCCATGATACCAACTTTCATTTAACAACTGTTGTTCATTCAAATATTCACGTATAGTACTTGCTATAAATTTTCTCAAATCTTTCATTGTTTTTTTTTTATACATAAATATATAAGAGAACATTTATGACGGTTAGCGATTAGTTACCTGTAAGTGCTACATTAGTGCTTCGTATCAAACTTTCGTGTTCAAAAATTTTAAATAAAAATCCACCGCACGTTATTTAATTTTTTTAAAATCTTTACTGAAATTAGATTCAACAGCATCCTCAACTTCATAAATATCAGTAATTTTTGGTTTATTACCATCAAATATCAAATAGGTTATATCCCTAACAAAAGTATCAAAAGATTCATCATGAAATTTAATTGAATCGTAACCATTTTTTTTACACCAATTAATTAATGGATTCCAACCATATTCACCAAATGTTGAAGATGGACTTGGTGTAAAATATCTTTTTTCATAATTATGAGCAACATCTTCATCATATAAGTTCGTTAATAAGTTTATCATTTCATTATATTTATCACTTTCTCTTTTTTCGTGATAACCTTTAAGTTCAAAAGCGTTGAGATTGCTAACTTTAACTTCATACATTAAACCACCAAAATTATAAGCATAATTTGATGCTATGTAATCATTCACCGTATAGAATTGATTATCATAAAATTTATTATATATTTTCCGATTGTTAGAACCATGATATAAAATCAAATTACTATCATTATCTGAACTTTCGTTCAAAAATTCTCGTATGGTATGTCTGATTGATTCTTTAAGATTTTTCATATTTTAGTTTCTTTTTTAAAACTTTTTAAAATCAGTTTTATTTTTTATCCGACACACTTAATTTGTTCAGGATAAAAAACCGCAAATACTTCCGTTTCATCATAACCACCATCTTCTGTATAATTTTCAAAAAAATTTACACAATCATAATTTCTCCATTTTAAATTATTATATATTTCATCATAATATTTTAAATATATCCAAAATTCTTCTTTTATTTTTTCATAAGTATATAAATGTTTATTTTGTAAATATTCGGTTTTAAATCCAAGAATTTTAAAAAGTTTTGGTATAGTTATCTTATCAGTACCAACTTCTTTTGCATCTTTTATTTTTTTTACATTTAGAAAACACCCTTTAATGTTTTCGCCAAATCTTGCAGCGTAATCTTGTTTTTTAGTAAAATAAAAATAATTTAACCTAAGTTTTTTTCTATCAAACTCTTGAAATACGTTTTCTGTCCCATGAAACACTAACATTGGTTCTCCGTTTTCATCAATTATTTTACTCGCACTATTTGGATTACTTTCCCAATCGCCAAACCATTTTTTAAATTCTTCGGTTCTTACGTAATTATATAAACTTTTAGGTAAATTACTTACATTACCATTTGGTGCTAATAATATTTCTTGTTCTTCATTTAAAAATTCTCTTATGATATGTCTGATTGATTCTTTAAGATTTTTCATTCTGTGTAATTTATATATAAATATTAAGAAGAACAACCAAAACATTCAAATGGTGAATCACTTGGTTTATCAGTTATGTTTGGAGTAGTAATTGGTGGTTGTGGTGTATATCTTGGTTTATCCATTTTTGATATATCCATTGCCAAATGTTTTGCACCAGTTGATATCGCCTTAGTTCTCACATAATAACATAATGTTTTTAATCCATTTTGCCAAGCATGAAAATGAGAAGATGATATTTTGGATAAAGTTGGATTTGACATATAGATATTCATCGATTGTGATTGGTCAATAAATGGGGCTCTATCTGCCGCCATATTAATCAACTCCCTCTGAGAAATCTCCCATATTGTTTTATACTTACCCATCAAATGTTCAATTCTTTTAACCTTCTGATTGTATTTTCTATCTTCAGGGTCAAGGTAATTATTGAAATTAATATTCTGAATTGAACCTTCATTCATTATAATCTCATTCTTTAAATCCTCAGACCATATTCCAATCTTTTCAAAATCATTAATTAAATACTTATTCACAATCATAATTTCACCACCAACAACTCGTCTGTTGAATATCGCAGAATGGGCTGGTTCAGTCATCTCGTAAGAACCTGTAATCTTGGCAGAACTTGCCACTGGCATCTGTGCAGTAAATAATGAATTACAAACACCAAAGTTCATTACATTCTTTTTCAACGAATCCCAATCCCATCTACCTGATAATTCAGATTCTTTCAATCCCCACATATCAAATTGGAATATTCCTTGTGACATCGGAGAACCATCAAAGTGGGCATATTTACTGTAATCACCATCATATACCATCTTATTGCTTTCAGCTATTGCAGCGAAATAAATAGTTTCAAATATATCCCTATTCAACTTTTTAGCCTCATCAGATGTGAATTGATAATCCATTAAATAAAATACATCAGCCAATCCTTGTGTTCCAATAGCAATTGCTCTTTGTTCCCTACCACCTTTTTCTCCTTTTGATGTTGAATAGTTATTAATATCAATAACCTTATTTAATGCTCTTACAACCTTTTTAGTTTCATCAAATAATAAATAAAAATCAAATACACCATCCTTAATAAAGTTCTTCAACACCATTGAAGATAGAGTGCAAATCGCTGTTGTCTTTTCGTCCGTGAATTGATAAATTTCACAATTATGAACTAATATATTATTTCCATAGAAACAAGATGTTTCAGGTACTTGTATGTCATAAACATCTTGTTTTTCAGTTAATTTATTTATTTTAATCATATTCAAACGTATTTAAATGTTAAATTTCTATGTTTTTTTCTTTTACCTTTACAAACTTGGATTATTGTTGACGGGTTTCCATTTATTGACTCAGCAGCGTCAGTTACAGAATCATAAATAATTTCATTCCCAAATTCGTCAACACTTTTTATTTTTATTTTTTTTCCTTTTTTTATTTCAAAATTATATTCATTATTTTCATATCTAAAAATATTATTATTAGTGTTATTAACTATACATTTTCTTCTAATAACCTCTTTATTAAATTTAGTTTTTTCTGATGCTTCATTAATACTATTAAATAGAATTTCTTCATTATCATTAATATTTTTTTTAAAGTAAACTTTTTTAAGTTGATATTTTTTTTTAGGCTTAGTATAATCATTTTTTTTACTTGTACTAAAAACTAATTCTTTGTTTTCATATTTCCAATAATATCCTTTATGTTTTCCGCCTTTATTTAAACAACGATAAAAACAAAAAGGTCTTAGATTATATTTTACAATAGCATCAATTGTTTTTAATTTGTCTAAAACTATTAATGTGTTAGGACATACCATTTCAACAATAGGTAATTTATCATATCTAACTTTTTTTAAAGTTTCTTTATGTTCCTTTGACATCTTTTTACCAAAATTCCAATGTTTCCCATGTTCTAACTTATATTTGTAACTAAAAGTTTCTTCTTTATTTTTACCAAAATTTGGATTTTTATTTCCTTCCCATCTTTTAGAATTTATACTATTTAATTTTTCACGTAGTCCTTCAACATCCTTAAAAAGATTCCCACCGATACCACCATCAGAAATATTTGTTAACATCCCACCATCTTTTTCTTTACCGTAAAAATTTATTAAATTTTTTTCAACGTTTAAAACATCCTGTTCATTATCCGATTCATAAATAATTAAAAAGTTAGGTTCAAAACCATTTTCTTGTAATTTTTTAATTTTATTAAATTTATGAGGATTAACAATTTTAGTTAAATTTTGTTTTGTTTCTTTATAATGTTTTAAATGTCGTTCCGTTTTATTTTTAGATTTAGAATCCCCTTTACCCACATAAAAAGGTTGGTATTCTACAGAACAATATTCATTGTCGTATCTACCTTTAATCATATCATCTAATAATATATAAACATAATATCTCATGTATATAAATATACTAATAAACTTAAAACGACTATTTGTACAGTTCTAAAATATCATCTTCTTTTAATTCATCGGCTCTGACATAACCTCTATTTTTCGTAAAAATTAAATGATCCGGAGTACATTTTATACTAAATCCTGTATTCTCATCAATAATTTCAAGAATATCTGAATTTTTTCTTGTTAACATACCAGCAGTTATTAAACTAAATTTACCACCTTCAGTTAACACCATTAATTTTTCTGATTGTTCAATTAATTCAATAACTTCACTAATTGGTAAATTTTGAATTTCTTCATTTTCTCTTTTAATAGTTAAAATAGTATCACCAACAACACAACAAAGATTAGATTGTTTAATTGTACCAATATTCTGATGATTGCTTTTTTTATTAGCGTTATCTTTTGATGATAAATATGGAACACCAGTTTCAATTTGGGATTCAATTATCTTATTCCAAACCTCTTGTGCTTTAACTTTTTTACCTAATCCTAATTTAATCGCAACACTATAAACTTTTTCATACTCCTCCCCATAACATTCTTGTAATGGTTTTAGATTTGCTTTTTTAATATCATTTGGACAGAATAAATACCAATCTGAATCTTCTTTAACCGCTCTCATAAAATTATCAGGAAGCCATAGTGAGGTGAACAAATCTCTTGCTCTCAATTCCTCAGCACCTGTATTCTTTTTAATGTCCAATAAGTCGAAAATATCTTTATGCCAAGGTTCAATGTATATCGCAGCTGAACCAGGTCTTCTACCTTGTTGATTAAAGAATCTTAGTGATTCATTTACGATTTTAAGATATTTTAATAGTCCGCCAGCAAATCCACCTGATGTACTTAATCTACTCTCCTTACTCCTGATATTTGACATACAAAGTCCTATTCCGGCCGCGTCTGCGGAATATGTTGAAATATCAGTTAAAGTTTCCAATAACCCATCTCTTGAATCACTGTTATTATAATGTAACACACATGACGCAAGTTGTGGAATCTTTGTTCCCGAATTAATCATGATTGGGGTTGCAGGTGAAATCAATTGATTTGACAATGAATTGTAATAATCAACCGCATCTTCTAATGTATTTGTAACCCATATTGCAACTCTCATATACATATGTTGAGGTCGTTCTATTGTTAATCCTTGTGGGGTTTTTAATAAATACATTTCATATAGTGACCTCCATGCAAAGTAATCAAAGTTATAATCGTTCTCATGATTAATTACACTATCAATTGATTCTTTACCAAAAGATTTAATCTTGTTTATCATATCATCATTGATAATACCATGTGAATGTAATTCAATCATCGTATCATAAAAACTTTCATTTGTTTCTTTATGATAAGAGGATATCGCAATTTGAGATGCTAACCTTGAATAATCGTGATGACTTCCAGTATAAGATGCTGCGATTTCATAAATTAGTTTATCTAATTGTTTTGTGGTGATTAATCCCTCAGTTGGTACGGAAGTTATTACCTTAATGAATATTTCATCAGAATTAACACTTAATCCCTTACTTGACCTCTTAATACGGTTGTAGATTTTTTGGGGATTGAATGACGCTTCATCCCCACTTCTTTTTTTAATTTTTAATGACATAGTTTTAATTTTTAAAAATCATCAGTAAATGTTAAATTCTCATTTAACTTTGCTTTTTGATACTCCATTGTTCTTGATTCGAAGAAATTTCCTTTTGTTTCAACTGCAATCTGTTCCATGAATCTAAATGGTTGTTCAACATTAAAGTGTTTGTTACAACCCATTTTAACCAATAATCCATCAACAACAAATTCCAAATATTGTTTCATCAAATTAGAATTCATTCCGATTAAAGATACAGGTAATGATTCGGTTATAAATTCTTTTTCTATTTCCAAAGCAGATAACAAAATTTCCTTAATTCTTTTTTCACTTGGTTTATTTTCAACGTGATTATTCAAAAGATGTATCGCGAAATCACAATGTAAGTTCTCATCTTTAAAAATCAATGAATTTGCGTTACATAAACCCTGCATAATTCCTCTTGACTTTAACCAGAAAATTGAACAAAAAGAACCTGAGAAAAATATACCTTCAACCGCCGCAAATGCCACCAATCTTTCTTGAAATGAAGCATTTGTAATCCAATCTAACGCCCATTTTGCTTTTTTCTGAACCGCAGGTAATCTATCAATTGCATTGAAACATTCATCTTTTTCCTTTGGATTTGATATGTAAGTATCAATTAACAAAGAATACATTAAAGAATGGATATTTTCCATCATTAATTGAAATCCATAGAAAAATTTTGCTTCAGGATATTGTACCTCTCTATAAAAGTTTTCCGCTAAGTTCTCATTAACAATTCCATCAGATGCTGCGAAAAATGACAAGATATTTTTAACAAAATATTGTTCATTCTCGGACAAGTTCTGCCAATCTCTAATATCATTTGTTAAATCCACTTCTTCTGCCGTCCAAAATGCTGCTTGGTGTTGTTTATAATATTCCCATATATCATTATATTGAATGGGGAATATCACAAAACGATTTGGATTATTTTCAAGTATATGTTCCATATTAATTTTTGTTTGTCTGTTTTCTTTTATCTAATAATTCTCTAATTCTTTGTCTATTTTGTTCTTCTTTGTTTTCTTCTAATCCCAAGAATGTTACTGATGATTCCGTATCAATATCCAACATACCATTATCGAATTTACAATTTTCAAATACAATTCCATCATCACCAATTCTTGATTTTGTTATCGCAATTGTTGCCAATTTCATTTCTTTTTGTTGTAAAGTTTTAGCAACCGTAATAATAACGTGTCCAACTTGTGCTTTCTTAATTGAACCCCCCATCTGATCTGTTGTAACAACCTCTGAGGCGATTGAACTTCGGTTACCCTGAGTTGCAGTCCACCCAACCATATTTAATTCATGACACATTGCCTCAAACCCTCTCATGACAGAACCTTCTGACTTCCATTCATCCCCCAAATTCTTTTCAGGAACAACACAATCAATATAATCTAAAAGAACCATATCAATCTTAACTCCATCAGCAATTTTCTTTCTAATAATATTCTTTATTTGTGTCATTGTAACAGTGTCAGATGGAAGTTTCTCAAGAATAAGTTGATTGTCCATTGTATTCTCAATTTCCTTAACCTTTTTCAATACATCATCTTTTCTATTTGACATATCATCAGG